GGCGCATTGCCAAGTTTCGAAGTTCGTCCAGCCGTTATAGGTCTCGTTTACATCAGTCATTTCTCATCTCCAAGTTGATAATTTAGATTCATTGAACCCTTATAAAGTATCGATGAGTTGCTGTAAATACCTACAGCAGAAAAAAAATCAAAAGATTGATAGTTTCATCTAAAATTAAATCTAATCATTCAAAAGCGCACAAATGTCCGAAGCCACCGAAAAACGTCTCACCAGAATCGAAGAGAAACTCGACAAGGTGAGTGAGACGCTGACTCAGTTGGCGCGCATCGATGAGAGGCAATCGGGATTTGAAACCCGCCTAAACAGGCATGAGAAAAGGTTGGACTTGATCGAGGATGACATTCGATTGACGGACAACGCTCTGGCGAAAATGACGGGTAAAGGTCTGTTGGTTGAGCGAGCAGGCTGGATCGTGTTCGCTGCTGCGGCGGCTCTGATCTCTGGAAAATTTTTGTGAGGGCGGAACAAAACCCACCCACCGATGACGGATCCCCATGAGTGAGAAGAAAACAAAACTCAAGAGAGAGAGAAGCCTTACAGACAGGCAAGAGAGATTCGTCGTGGAGTACTTAGCCTGTGCCAACGGCGCGGAGGCAGCGAGGAACGCCGGCTACAGCGAACACACAGCCAGAGAGATGGCGTCGGAGAACCTTACGAAACCTCACATAGTTGCGGCAATCGAAGCCAAAAGGAGCGAATTGATGGCAGATAAGGAGGACAAAGTGGCATGGCTGATCGAGCGTCTCGAGGCAGAAGCGACCAGCGATGACAACAACGAGGCAACAAGGGTTCGTAGTCTCGAGCTGTTGCTGAAGGTTCATGGTGGCTTCGCTCCAGAAAAGACCGAAGTAACCAGTTACGAAGCGACCTTTCTGGCTGATTTGGACGAGGACTCAGTCCAACAGCCTAATCAAATCAACGAGTTACATTGAAGGTGTCAAACCTTGGGAAGGTTCGGCACCAATCTGAGGGTCAAAATCGGGCCGACTACTGTACGGATATCCAGGGCGGGGAGGTAGCAGATGGAGCGATTCGACGTAGCAAAATGGTCAGGCTCCATGGAGGCTATCTCAACCAATCGAACCACAATTTCATCAACCCCTAGGGGGGGACCAATCCCACGGAGGGGGGCGGTCTAACTGAGAGTACGTTATGGCAAAAACTAGTAAGCATTATTTTCGAGACGGCACTGTGCATACAGGGGGGGTACACAAAATGGCGGACGGGGCCCTGCACTCAGGGGCGCGTCACGGCAAAAACAGCAAACCTGTATTTCATTTCAAGGATTTATCTGCGACTGCCAAGAAGAAGGCTAGGAGTAAGAAGTGAAACGTAGGTTCGCTTCGGTAGCTAAGACCAAGTCTGGCGTCGCTAAGAAGTACTTGGCGGGTGCTAAGAACAAAAAGAAAAAGGAAGCGGAGATCCTCGACACCAAGGAGAGATACCGCAAAGGGTTACCCATTGACATTAAGAGAGTGAGTAAGAGCCGTGCCGACCAAAGCAAAACCAAAAGCAAAAGCAAAGCCAAAAGCAAAAAGTAAAGTGAGTCAGTCTGACGAGGCGTTCTTACGCAAGAAGGCTGAAGGCTCGCGTTTCAGTTACGGGACTCTGAAGAAGGTCTTACAGCGCGGTAAAGGCGCTTATTTGAGCTCTGGGAGCCGCAACGTGTCCATGACGGCATGGGCACGGGGTCGAGTGAACTCCTTTGTGAGCGGCAAGGGAGGGGCTCGTAAGGCGGATAAGGATCTACTGAGTTAGGAGGAGAATATGCCCAGTTCTAAGTACAGCCCGAAGCAGAAGAAGTTAGCTCGAGTAGCGAAGCCTAGGGACAAGATTACGGGTGCTGACTTTAAGGCGTTGAAGAAGTCGAAGAAGAAGAAATGACGGACGCGAAGTTAAAGGCTGCTGGTGTCAGTGGTTATAACAAGCCTAAGAGGACGCCGAATCACAAGACCAAGTCGCATGTTGTTGTGGCGAGGAAGGCGAATGGTGAAACCAAGACGATTCGTTTTGGTCAGCAGGGGGTCACTGGAGCGGGTAGTAACCCGAAGACGGCGAAGGAGAAGGCTCGGCGTAAGAGTTATTACGCTAGGCATGGGCAGAGCAACGATAAGTTTTCAGCAAAGTATTGGTCTCACCGGACCAAGTGGTAGTCGAAACAACAAGAGGTGATTAATTATGCCAATGGGTAAAGGAACGTATGGATCGAAGGTTGGTAGACCTAAGAAGAAGCCAATGGTGAAGAAGGCTAAGAAGAAGGTGAAGAGGAAGGCGTATTGAAGAACATCTTACTAGAGCGCTTTTGCTATCACCCCACAGCCACGTTGGGGGTTGTGCGTGTTGACGATGAGTTGTTTTACAGCGTTGAGCGACCTTGGTTAGACAATCGTGTGGGTGTGAGTTGTATACCTACTGGTGTTTATGAGATGGGTTGGCGTGAGTCTCCTAGGTTTGGAGAGACTTGGCACATCAAGGATGTTCCTGATCGGACATATATTTTGATTCATGTGGCTAACTTTGCACGGGATGTAGAGGGTTGCATTGGATTGGGATTGAGTTTGATGGGTGACACGGTTGCTGTGAGTGAGAGCAGGAAGGCGGTTGCTAAGTTTGAGATGCTGACCAAGGGTCAGGATTGTCAGTTGACGATTGAGAATGATCCTTACGCAGCGTTGATTTAGTTATGCAGATTGAGGAAGTCGCCAGAAAGCTGAAGGGTAGCTTCCCGCTGTATGCTAAGAACATCCTTCGGATCATCACTAAGACGGGTGAGATAGAGCCTTTCAGGCTGAATCCTGGGCAACAGGCGATTCATAAGCAGCTAGAGGATCAGCTGAAAGAGCGTGGTCGTATACGTTCTTTGGTTTTGAAGGCTAGGCAAGTAGGTATCTCTACCTATGTCGAGGGGCGATTCTTCTGGCGTATCACTCAGACGCGGAATGCGAATGCGTTCGTACTGAGTCATTTGGCTGAATCGACCAATAGCATCTTCAACATGGTGCGTTTTTTCTACGATCAGGTGCCGCACCCTGCGTTTAAGCCGCCGATATCGAGTCAGTCTGCGCAGACGTTAGTGTTTGAGGGGCTGAACTCGAGGTATCGGGTGGGTACTGCTCGGTCTACTCAGACGGGTAGGGGTCAGACAAACAGGTTTGTGCATGGCTCTGAGGTCGCTTTCTATCCCCAAGGAGCCGATATTGTGGCGGGGTTGCTGCAGACTGTCGGAGCTGAAGGGTCAGAAGTAATCTTGGAATCGACTGCCAACGGTGCTGGTGGATGGTTTTACGACCAGTGTATGAAGAGTCTGCGGGGTGAGACAGAGTGGATTGTCTGCTTTGTGCCTTGGTACTGGATGCCGGAGTACGTCAGGAAGCCGGATCCCTACTTCGAAGCTACTCCAGAGGAGTACAAACTCGCTCAACAGTACAGGCTGACAGATGCACAGCTGTGCTTTCGTAGGGCAAAACTCGATGAGCTCGGGTCTACAGACCTGTTCCGGCAAGAGTACCCGTCTACGCCGATTGAAAGCTTTCTCACTTCCGGACGGTGTTTTGTAGAGGATGTTGCTCTGCGGGACGCCGAGAACGAGTGTTACACCGCGGACTTCAGGGGAGACTTCAGAAACGGTGAGTTGTCAAAACACTCTGCTGGGCCCTACAAGGAATGGTGTAAGCCGATAAGAGATGACAGTTACGTCATAGGCGTGGATGTCGCAGAGGGTTTGGCGTATGGGGACTACTCATGCGCTCAGGTTCTGGATTCGCTAGGGCGTCAAGTTGCATGCTGGCACGGGCATATAGATCCGTTTGAATGGGGCAACGTGATCGGGGCCCTAGGTCAGAGATGGAACAACGCCTACGTTATTGTCGAGCGGAACAATCATGGTCTGACCACACTGCGTCGGTTGCAAGAGACGGGCTATCCCAGCTTGTTTATTGAGTCTTCAGTTGATGGTGCCTATGGCGATCGGATGACTAAGAGAGGTGGCTTTCTAACGACCTCAAAGACTAAGCCGTTGATCATCGATAACCTTGCTGCACTGTTGCGTCAGGGTGAATCTGGCATCGCAGATAAGGAGCTGGTGAACGAGTTACGGACCTATGTCATTGACGAAAAAGGCTCTTTTAATTCGCAACAAGGTTGCTATGATGATCGAGTAATTGCATTCGCAATTGCTCTGCATGGACTCGCAAGCATGCCTCGCGCTCGAGGCAGCACCATTCAAAAACGCTACGCAAGTGTGGACAGTGTAGCCGGATATTAGAATGAGCGAGGTCCGACTAGTCGAAGACGCGCCGGAGGAGACGGACGGCAACCAAGAGCAGGAGATCACCACCCTGGGATCCCGTTTGGCTGACGTATTCTCTGAGTACAAAGACTCTCGCAAAGAGACTGAGAACGAATGGTTAAAAGACCTTCGTCAGTTTCAGGGCATGTACGAGCCTGATGTCCTAGCTCGCCTGAACGAGTCAGGAGCTCGCAGTAAAGTTTTCGTAGGCTTGACCAGAACTAAGGTCATGGCTGCATATTCCAGAATTGTCGATCTGTTATTCCAGCACGGTGATTCTTTCTTTGGCATTGAGCCAACCCCCATCCCGCAACTCGATCCCCTCAAGTCTATGCAGATGAGAGAGATGGCTGCATCGCAAGTGATTGCTGCTAGTGGCATGAGCCCAGATGGGAATGAGGATCTTATTGAGGCGCGGATGCAAGAGCTCGAGAGCGAGTTCAGGGAAGACGAAGAGGAAATCGCTCAGGCCGCAGCGGATCAGATGAAGATCGAGATCCATGACCAGCTGGTCGA